ACGTTTACTGCCTCTTACAAGTTTTAATTCAACGAGGTATGATTAACGAAGCCGGATTAAAGGAACGTGAACAAGAGAAACTTCATAAATTAAAAAAGTGGAGTAAACTATTTGAGGAATAATGTTAGATAAAATATATTCGTTTTGGAATATCAAACCAGATAACATACACGGTAACGAGTTTACCGGTTATGAGCCTTTGTACTCAGAGTTTGATAAGTTTACAAACGAAACATATAACGCAGACCCTGAAGGTACAATTGATGCTGTATTTAATTTATACCGCAGTATCAACATTGTACCTATTGTCTATTATACTGAACAAGGATTAGTAGATGCTATAAAAACATTTCGTAACAGCAGTTACAACAATGTTAAAGATGGTAAAATTGGTTTAGGCAATAACAGAGGTCAAACAATAAACAGATTCATATTCCCAAACATGATGACAGCAGAGCCTAAAGGACGTGGCTCAAACAGTTTGAAGGACAGATTTTATGATGATACAAAACTTCGCAGAGCAATTCGTATTTGCTTTGAATTTCGGGACGGCAACAGCCTTGTTTATCCTACTGCTATTAGACGCTCTCTCGAGTTGGTCACCGGAGAAAATATACAAAATTTTAAAGCTCAGAATGCCCGTGCTATTGCTGAGTATTGTTGCCCTGTGTTATGGGGTAGGATATATGATTATAGTTCAGGATATGGCGGAAGGCTTTTGGGCATTACAAGCAGTAATCTTCAATTTGATTATGTTGGTGTCGACCCTAATACAGAAACAGTAGAAAACTTAAAGTTACTAAATCACTTTATTGCTGAAAGCGGAGGCAGAGAAGGAGAAATACATCAAAGTGTCAGCGAAGAGTTTGTGCCTGAAAATATTGACTGTGCCTTTAGTAGTCCTCCCTACTTTAATTTAGAAAAGTATTCAGACGAACCAACACAATGTATGAACCGATTCGATAGTTTGGACAATTGGTTTGAAGGTTATGTAGCACCAACAATGAAGAACATACACAAAGGGCTAAACAGTGATGGTGTATTTGCTACAAACATTGCAGACTATAAAACACCAAAAGAAGAATTCAAAGTAGTAGATCGCTGGATTGAAACAGCAGAGAAACTAGGATTCAAACATACAGAAACTGTAAAGATGATGTTGAATACTAGACCCGGTGTTGGTAATGGTAAGCAAGATGGTGTTGAAAAATTTGAAGGCATTTATGTCTTTACAAAGCAAAAAAAGAGTGTATAATATAAACTATGAAATTTGATTTTGATGTAGATATTGATATGGCTAACAGAGACGACTTCTTACGTCTTGTTAAACATACACCTGCAAGTATTAAAAAGGATAACATATTTACAAAGCACAACACAGGTGTCTACTTCCAAACTATACCAATGTTTCCACTTGAAGGCTACAGCAATATTGATCATAAAGAGGCAGAGCAAGATGGATGGTTTAAAGTTGACTTCTTAAACAACACTGTCTATCAAGGTGTTAAAGATGAAGCACACTTAAATAGATTACTTGCAACAGAGCCTATGTGGAACTTGTTAGAACATCAAGAAGTTGTTAGTCAATTATATCACATTAACAATTATGCAGATGTTGTTAAGTCATACAAGCCTAGTAGTGTTGAACAACTAGCGATGATACTAGCAATTATACGTCCTGCTAAGAAACATTTGATGGGTAAATCGTTTGATGAAATTGCATTAACTGTTTGGGACAAGCCGGATGATGGTGAATACTATTTTAAGAAAGCACACGCCATTGCGTTTGCTACTGCTATCGTAGTACAACTAAATTTAATTTGTGAACAACTTAGTCAGACTTCTTAACTAGTTGTATTCCTCTACGTTTGATACGTTTCTTTAAAAGATTTTGTAATGTTGTCATAGGGCCGAATAAGTGTTCGACATCTTTCATTACTACAGTGGTTAGGAAAGGTTGGAAACTTTTCATTTCATGGTGTAGGAAAACGTCTATTGGTAACTGTCTATTTGATTCCCACCACCACGTTTCGCCTAGGCCAACAAATTCTTCTCTTATCTTTTGGTCAGGCATTTTAGCAAGATCGTATAATGTTAAGATCGTATTATCATAATTAACTACAATCCCATAGTATTCTTGATTCGAGTATTTTATTCCAGTTATAAAGGGTAGTCGCTCTTGATCGATATCTTGCATAAGAATATTTACCTTTAGCATTGATAAATACTACAATAGAAAGGTATATATTTTATGGATTACGGTGATCACAGACTATTTTTGTACGAAGATACAGTGGACCTTGTGGTTACCACCAACAGTTTTTACGTGGATAACAGACCAATGAACAATAAATCACTAATAGCACATAAAGGATTGACAAACACAATCAAGTTCAATATCAGAAATAGAGATAGAAAACTTCAGAGTGTGTTTGCAGATGAACTAGTTGCCTACTTGGTAAACCCAGCAACTAAGAAACGTTTAGTAACCAAGAGACTTGAGAACACCAGCGATGTTGGAATTGTTAAACTCTATTTAACCAAAGGTGATATACAGGACATTGATGCTGGTTTATACAAAATTTATATTACCAGAACAAACAGCGAAGGTCTAGATTTACCAATTTACTCAAATCAAAATAACGATATATCATTTGATATCGAAATATCAGGACAAGCAGTATTTGATCCTGTACCAACGCAAGTAGATGAATCATTAACACAAGTTAGTGCAAATGTTTATGCTTCAAGTGCATTGTTTGGAAACTTAGATAGAAACTTTAATCATGCCCAACACAGTATAGCAATACACCCTAGCACTTATACAGGTAATGTTAAAGTTCAAGCAAGTTGTCTACTTGGTGCTCCAGGTAGTGATGATGCCAGCAATGATTGGTTTGATGTTACCGGTAATATTTCCCTTACATCTGATAGCAATGTTTTTTGTCGCTCATTTAAAGTGAACGCAAATTGGGTTAGGGTATTAAGTTATCCCGATGATGCTAACAGTAGTATTGCCAAAGTTCAACTCAGAAACTAAAAAACGTCTTGACATCCTAGTCAATGCCTGTTAAAATACACGCATGACAGTGGATTCTATTGTAGAACAAGTACATCGATTACTAATTGATAATCTTCCAGTGCGGAGTAGTCGTACTCCAAGCGGATGGACAACCTTTGACTGTCCGATGTGTAATGATACTAGGAAACGTGCTGGCGTAATTAGCAACGGTGCTAAAATAAGTTTCAACTGTTTTAACTGTGGTTATAAAACAGGGTGGGGTATGAGCCCGTACATGGGCAAGAAGTATAAAGAGGTTGTTACACGTTTAGGTGCAACAGATGCAGATATACATTCTGTACAAATGGAACTGCTCAAAGTTGCTGACGAACTACAAGAACAAGATGAGTCTAACTATGTATACAACCTCAGTAAGTTTGATACAGTAGACTTGCCAGAGAATGTAGCAATGATAGAATCATTGCCAGACGACAACGAACTAAAGCAGTATGCAAAGGACAGAGGCATATTAGGTATATACCCACTGCTACATTTTAATGACCTAGCAAACAAACGCAGAGTAATTGTGCCTTTTACATACAATGGAGAAATTGTAGGATGGACTGGAAGACATATTGCTCCACCTGATAAGCAGACACCAAAGTATTTGCACAAATTACAACCAGGCTATGTATTCAATGTTGACGCATTTGCAAACAATGAACGAGAAATTGTTATTGTCACAGAAGGTGTATTTGATGCAATACTCATAGATGGTGTTAGTGTAATGGGAAATAGTGTTACAGCAGAACAAGCACACTTAATTGACAGATTAGGTAAACGTGTTATACTATGTCCTGACAGAGATACTGCTGGCAAAGAACTAATTGAACAAGCATTAGAGTTAGGTTGGGAAGTTAGTTTCCCTACTTGGCATGCAGATTGCAAAGATGCCGCTGATGCAGTAGCCAAATATGGCAGACTTTTAACGGTTGCAAGTATAATTAAGTACGCAACCAATAATAAGATTAAATCACAAGTAAAGATGAGAATGTTATGAGCGATATTACAGAGTACAACGACGAAATACAAGAAATGTTCTTGAGATTTCTGATTAGTGATCCAACGTTGTTTTCTAGATGTCAAAATATTGTTGAACCGCAATGGTTTAGCAGAAAGTTTCAACCAGCAGTTGAGTTGCTAAAAAGTCATAGCACAGAATATAATGCTATCCCCACAATAGATCAAATTAAAGCAGTTGGTAAAATTGATATTGATCCAATTGATAACGTAACTCCTGAACATCATAACTGGTTTTTAAATGAGTTTGAAACTTTTTGTAGACACAAAGCATTAGAAAAAGCAATTATTGAAAGCACAGACTTGTTAGAAAAACAGAGTTACGGTGAAGTTGAAAACAAAATTAAAGCAGCAAGTCAAACAGGACTTGTAAAAGATTTAGGTTTAGATTACTTTGACAATCCAAAGGAGAGATTGGAATGGATCAAAAAGCAAGCAGGAGCAACAAGCACAGGCTGGAAGGGGATAGATCAAAAACTTTACGGTGGACTGAACAGAGGCGAAATCACGATATTCGCAGGAGGCTCCGGCGCAGGTAAAAGTCTGTTCTTACAGAACTTTGCAGTTAACTGGGTAATGGCTGGCATGAATGTTGTGTATGTTAGTTTAGAACTTAGTGAACAACTTATCAGTATGCGTCTTGATGCAATGGTAAGTGGATACAGCACCAGAGAAGTTATGAAAAACATCGATGATGTTGACTTAAGAGTGCGTATGAAAGCAAAAGGTGCAGGAAAACTAAGGGTAAAATACATGCCTAATGGTGTAAATGCTAATGATTTAAGAGTATTCTTGCGTGAGTATGAGATAGAATGTGGTGAAAAAGTAGATTGCTTACTGATTGATTACTTGGATTTAATGATGCCAATCAATGGCAAAGTTAGTGCAGAAAACACATTTATTAAAGATAAATTTGTATCTGAGGAATTGCGTAATTTAGCAATGGAACGTGAGTTGCTAATGGTAACAGCATCGCAGTTGAACAGAGGTGCTGTAGAAGAAATTGAGTTTGACCACCATCATATTGCAGGTGGCATCAGTAAAATACAAACAGCAGATAATGTTGTAGGTATTTTTACAAGTAATGCTATGAGAGAACGTGGTAGATATCAAATACAGTTTATGAAAACTCGTAGTAGTGCTGGTGTAGGCACAAAAGTAGACTTAAAATTCGACCCCGACACATTGAGAATTGAAGATCTCGAAGAAGGTGACGAAGATGCAATGACAATGACCACTGGTAGTCTCGTTGATCAACTCAAAAGATCAAGCAGTATTAAAGCAGAAGGTGCAGAAGAACAAGACACAGTAGCCCAGGCACTTAACATGCGAGAGTTTTTAAAGAAAAACGATGACTTCTAATTTGATAAATAGTGTTATAACAATTTATCGGTGGAGAAGTTGTGCGTAAAAGTATTTTAGCAGAATTAAATCAAATATCAGTAGATCGAGACAGAGATTACTCTGTGGAGAACAGAGCTGACCACGTTATTAACAGTGCAATCAACTTATTAGAACAAATAGAGTTACATTATGACTCTGACACCGCTAAAGATCTTTCTAATAGACTAGTAAACAGCATTAAGGGCAGAGATCCTTTGAAGTTTAGTAGAGGTATTAGGAAAGTTATCAAGGAAAGTCAGAGGAAAGATAATGATATTACGTGATGCATTAGTTGATAACTTAGAATTACACGAAAGCAAAAGTCACAAAATCCTATCTGAAAGTGTTTGGCGTCAATTAGACGAAGACACAAAGAATTATGTTAACAGATGGGAGCAAGAATTATGGCCTCTCCTCGAAGAATACGAACAACTCACAGAAGCAGAATTCACTGCTAATCAAATCTTAGGCATTTTTGGACAAGCAGAAAAGTTTGCACTAGATTCAGGCAAGTACCAAACCAAAGCAGGCGCAGCAGGCGAGAAAGCAGCTCAAGCAGGTAAAGCCGTAGTAGGTGGTGTTAAACTTGCTAGTGGTGTTGTAAGTCAAATCAACAAAAAAATCAATGAACTAGGTGTGATGATACAGGATACTACTCCTGTAAGGAACATTGATGCTATTTTTGACAAAGCCAAAAAAGATTTGACAGTAGCATTAGGCGGCAAAGATTCTAAAATTGTTGCCTCAATAGAAAAAATAAGTGAACTTGCTAAAGAACATCCAGGTAAAGCAAAGTTTGCAGTTGCTTTATTAACCACAGCAGCCGCTTTTGCTGGTGGCCCAGCAGGAGGTGCGGCAGCAGGTTTTGTATTACGAGCCGGCAATGAATTACTTGCAGGCGAACAACTTTCAACAGCAGTTGGCAAGTCTGCTAAAACAGCAGCCGTTGGTGCAGTAATAGGTAAAGGTCTAGATGTTATTGGTGAGCTTGTACCACCTGATGTTCAAGATGTTATTATTGCAAGTGACGGACAAACACTTGATGTTAGTGGCCTCGAAGCAATGAGTGCAACTAGCATTGAAGGATTAGAACCTGATGCTATAGAAGATTTATTAAAAACACAAAATGCTCTCGAAACTGCATTTAGAAGTTCAGAAGGTGATGCACAAGACATGATTGGTGCAGAACTTGAGAAAGTTTCACAAAAAATTGGTGAACTAGGTGGTGTAGACGAACTACAGGACTATGCAGGTCTAGAGGGACAAGATTTAGAAAGAAGTACAAGTACACGAATAGGTGGAGAAGTTGAAAGAGTACCAGCAGAAAGTATAAGTGCAGAAGAACTAAACGCAGCCGGCATCAATTTTGATGCAGAACCTGATATTTCTCCCGAAGTAGTTGGATGGGCAGAAGATAACGGTATTGATCCTGAACAACTACAAGACTATTTTCAGATGGAAAAAGCAATGGATGATGCTGGATTCATAGGAACAGACATTAGTGCAAGTAACGAAGTAACTTCGGCTTATAATGGAGATACCCCTGTACTAGATACAACTGAACTTGACGGTACAGAAATCCAAGTTGGCAAAAAAATTACGTCAGAAATTTCAACAAGTGTTGGTGACATAGACCCGCCAATTAGTTTTTCAAGTACTGTTTCAATTCAAGGTGTAGACCCTGCTGGAAATCCTGTGTTTCGAGTAGAAGATGTATTCACAAGCCCAACCCATCCAATTTGGGATCAAATTGCTGACGCAGACTTGTCTCCCGAAGCACGAGATCAATTGTTCCAATTCAAAAATGAATACACAGGTGTTAGTGTAGACTCTAAAGCAGGTGTAGAACAAATAGTAGATACATTTAAACAAACACTTGCTAAATCAATTGGGGCAGCAGCAACAGTAGCTGCATTTAGTAGAGAATTACAAGACAAAAAAGTTGTTACAGAAGGTATTAATTACGACTTAATCTATACCAAGCATTTAGCAGGCCTTCCTTTAAATGAATCAGAACAACAGGTATTGAACGAAATTGGACTAGCAGATATTAAAAAGTTTGCAAGTAATGCCGCAGCAAAAGTAGGTGACGCCGCTAAGAAAGCAGGTGGTGCTATTGCAGGTGGTGCAAAAGCCGCAGCAAAAGAAATAGGCAACCAAATCACAGTCAAAAAGTTATCTGACTTGTGGAGCAAATCAGGTAAGCCAACAGATGCACAATCAGTTTCAAACATATTAGCTCAAGCAGGCATGGAGCCTGGTGATGTTACTCAGGTATCAACAGCATTACCAGCACCAACAGCACAACAACAAGCACAAGGTGCTCAAAGAGATGCAGGCAGACCTGGTATTCCACAGCAACAAGCAGGTGGACAGCAAGCACAGGGTGGTGAGCAACCAGCACAACAAGCACCACAAGGTGGTACACAACAGCCTGCACAACAGCAACAACCTGCACAAGGTGGTGCACAAGGTACCCCAGCACCTAAAACAGGCGCACAG